CTAATTGGAACCTTTTACTTCTTCTTGGTATACAAGTCTTTCCAAGAATCCATTACGCAGTTGTACCAAAATTCATACGCTTGCTTGGTTTGGTTGGTTAAAGTCTCAAACTTTTCTACTGCTTCTTTGTATTGCTTTTCAAAATCAAACATGGTTATCTCCATAAAGTTATGTTGCAATGCACCATTTTACATTACTTAGCCATAATGTAAAGCCCCACATTACCAAGGGCATACCCCCCGTAACAGATAGCCATGCCCATATTCCCTTTAAAGCCTTGCTCAAAGGCTATATACAGGTAAATTAACCCTGTCAGAATAATGAGCCAGCTACTCATTTCCTACACTTTTTTTGCACGTTTATGGGGTCACTTTTGGTGACCTCGGAGCAAGCATAAACAGACTCTTTCATAGCCATTTCCGTACCAACGTACATTAAGTTAAAAAAAGCAATTAGAAATAGGGTAAACCCTACTATGGCAAAGAACCGCATTTATTTTGCCTTTTTCGCCAAAGACTTCTTTTTGGTTGTTGGCTTTCTTCCTTTAACAGTTTTAATAGATGCAAGACTAGCTCTTTCCTTAACTTGGTCGGAAGTGGCATATTCATTAAGTCCTTCTTTAAGCATAGCGATAAGCCCCCATTGGACGAGCACTTCAAGTCCGAGCTTGTCGAATTGAACAATAGCGTCAGCCGAACCATCTTTATTCTCCTTAGTAATTTTCACCGAAATATCCACATTATTCTCCAAAAGTTAAAACTGGTTTGTTTAAAGCATCAATTGCCCAAGTAAGGTAAACCCTAAGTTCTCCCGCATCTTTACCACACATAGTTGCGGCGCTATAGCCCATAGGCTTTCCTACGTGGTCATAATAAACTTCACAGATTTCAATGCATTTTTCATCCGCATCTTTTTCTGTTACATCAACCATCCTAAGATTCCACGTCATTTTCATATACCTTTCCATAAACTTTGGCAATTAACCTCAAAATATATTCTATGTCGTTTAAACTTAGTTGTCCAAGCAGCTGGATAATTTTTACTACTGCCACATCGTTGTCTAGTGGTTGCGGTTTTACTATTGTTTCAATCATTTATTTGACTCCATTTGGCTTTTAGCTTTTGCCCATATTTTTTTAAGGCATCTTTTGTGAATTGTTACATCAGACTTTGAATGTAACTTTACTAAGTCTGTGTAAAATTTTTGATTACAAAATGTACATCTCATTTTCTTTCCTCATACACTTGGTGGCGGGAACTTGGCTGATACCATTTCCAAGAGTTCCTCTTCTGTCGTTTTAAAGGTGCGCTCAAATTGCTTTCTACCCATTCCGTGAATACTGGAATTTCCTCGATGATGTTCGGTGCAGAGCGGGATAACAGGAGACTTGCTTCGTATGCCACCTCTTCTAATGTGATGGATCTCCGCTGGAGTCCCTTCGTAGCCAAGCTTGTAACATAACGCACAACCGAATTCTGCGAGTTTTCTAAAGTGTTCTTTTTCATCTTTGGTCGCCATGTTTAAACGTTACTTAATGCGTTTAGCTATCTCACGCTGGACGTACCAAACCGCCTTGCGTAAGTCTTCTACCGCATTGTTTTTCTCGTCTGCCCGCCATATGTATTTCATAGCGTTGCCAAGATTAAACCCCATGTGTTCGGTAATCTGAATGCACTCTACCCCCGATGGGTGGGTGGTGTAGTGCTTAGGATGGTTAACAGGGTCATGCTTATGAGTAACGGTATCGTCACCGTGGTACATCCAACCGCCAAAAGGTATAGGCTCTTTTTCCATTCAATCCTCGCAATAAATAATAAATAATACATAAAGAAAAAAACATGACACAAAAAACCCTATCAGGGCAAAAAGAGTTATCAGTACCGTGATCATTTGTTTACCACCGCAATAACAATTAACGCAAAAACAAGCGCTATTTTGTATGCAACACCATACCAGTATTGACGTTTAAGCATAGCGGGATCGCCTATAAGATAAGATTGCAGTCTTAGCATATCGCTATCTTCTTCCACGTACTTTGGCTTTTGGTAATACTTTCCTATTTGAATTCCAGTAGAAGTCATGTAGGGTGTAGTACTAGGACTAGACTTTAGCAAGTCTTTCTTAGAAACTTTATTTGAAACGCTTCGGAACACATCCCGTAAAGTCTCTGCGTTTAAACGATCTTCTGTTGTAAATGTCGTCATTTGCAAACCTCCAATGTTATGCCACGTTGAAAAAGTTTTTCTTTTGGTACTAGGAATGCTTTCTTTGGAGAACTGTCACCATTCCCCACAAACTCTACGTATTGCAACTTCAATTGAAATATAAGATTAATAATGCTCATAGGCTTCATCAGCATAAAAACATGGTCATCGTGGAATAACCAAAAGTCAGCAGTCGTTGTAATCAAAGCCGATGCTTTGCCGTTCATCTCAATCTCAATAACAATGTTGCCTGTCTCGTTACTCATTGGGTCGTACTTAACCTCAACCGATTTGTGTGTCTCAGGTATCCATATGTCATAACCTTTAAACGCATCAATCAAACTGGCGCAAGGATACTTTTTGCGTATAACCTCCAAGGCTTTATTTTCAATCTCCTTGCCACGTTCAAGGTCTTCATAAAAGGTATTCATTTTTAATCCTTTAAATATCTTCTATGCCAAAGAAACTCATTTCTTTCTGTTGCGCCCGCAACAACTAACTGTTGCTCTTGGTATTTTTTGCTAGTAAGCCCAACGTATATACCTCTTTCGGTATAGCTTGGAACATACAGTAGATCACGCAATACATAACATTTGTGATGTTTTTTTTCATACTTATCTTCATATAAGTTCATAATTTCTCCTCTGGTTCAGTCAAAGCTTCAAAACAATGTTTTTCATAAAGCATTTTGTCTATCTCAGCGCTATAGGCATCACGCTCCATCCGCAACTTATCCATTGTGGGCTTATGATTATTCGTTGCAACTCTCCATGCGGATTGCCAAGATAACCATAGCCATTGAACCATGTGGTCTGTAACCTCATTATTTTTTTCGTCAAGCAATTTTTTTTTCTTTGCCCATACCAAAAATTCTTCTTTCATTTAATCTTTTTCCCTGTGCGTGTTTGCAGATGCCATAAGTTGTTCCAAACCAAGAATGATGCGCCTTAGTGTAGCAAAATCAGGATTTAAATCCATGCCAATTCTTTCTTTAATGGTTGTATCTTGCGCTTTTTTTAAATTTTCCAATGCTATATCCAAATAAGTCATAATAAATAGTACCCCACCATAAATGTAGTAGTAATAATTTTAAAAGTAACTCCCATTAAAAATAACCCAGCAAAAAACGCAAGAATAATTGCAAACCACAATACTACTGTGCAAATAAAATCCCAAATGCTTTCTAAAAAAAATTTCATAAATCCTCCTGTTTGATGTTTCGTATTGTTTTTGCAACTGCTTCTAACATTTCAGCGGTTTCAAGATTTGCTTGACCTAGATATACTTGAATTCGGTTATACCCATTTGCTCTGCGTTCTCTGACAATTCCACTATCTTTACTAAACACCTGAGCAATCAACTCATCGCCATATTTATATTGATTTTGAGCCAAAGTTAAACTAACCATTCCATCTAAGTGTAATTTTTGGTTTTCATGCGCTAATTCTCCACGACAGTCTTTGGCTTCCCTCTCCCACATATAAAAGGTAATGCCATGAGCCATGTCATTGCTTCTAGTGTCTTTTCTATATTTCCACATTTATAACTCCAACGATGGTTGTTTAAGTCTTTCTTTTTGTAATGCTTCGTATTCAGGATTCAGCTCGCTGCCAAGGTACAGCCTGTTTAAACGTTGTGCTACGGCAGCCGTAGTTCCTGAACCCATAAAAGGATCTAGCACAAGGTCTCCTACTTTGGTGCTTGCAAGAATGCAAGGCTCAATTAATTCGGGCGGGTATACGGCAAAATGTGCGCCCTTGAACGGCTTGGTAGTAACAGTCCATACAGACCGCTTATTAGCCATCTCGTAGCTTTTTTCTAGTCCCGAATGGGGACTAAGCCCTGATCCCTCATTGTGGTACTTGCCATCGCTCCTATCCCTCGTTCCCCAATCCTCCTTGACAGGCTCTTTAATATCCTCGTTATCAAAGTAATACT